CAAGGTCAGGCAAGTCTCTTAAAGAAAAAGCATTGCTTACCCAGTTCCATACAAGGGCTTTATCACACTGGTTTGATTGGTTATCAGCAGATGGAAAACAGGCTAACACTTCTGATCTGTTATAGTCCGTAACACAAAATGATTTCTTGTATTGATCCCCGTCAATGTATGAAAAAATGTAGTCTCTCATCTTATGGGGCAAAATGCTTTTTACTCTTTGACCATCATTAATGTACATATCGCCGTTGCCAAAAATAAAATGTCCACCGTCGAACTCGGTAACACAGTTTTTAGCCAAAACTCCTACTGTTGGAGATAGTTGACGAAACGCAAAAATAAAAGGAGTTCCCACATACGTCATAGCGTAAATAGAATCTTCCTTGTAAATCATAAAAGTATCTTGAAGGGGAAGACCGTCAAGAATAGCTCCTTTAGTATCCTCTAAAGAAAATTCACCAGCATCAACCGTAGCGCTAGTCTCATCCCAAGAACTTGGAACAGTATTAATAGCGGCTTCTGTTGACCACTTAACTACCCTTGAGTTGGGTACTGAAGATTTTTTTACATTAAGGGCAATCAAAAATGAGCGAAATGCTCTTAGTGACTTACACTCTGTATTTGCAGGCCAGTTGGACAGGTCTTGCATTTTGTTAGATACAGAAGGCACTCCAGATGATAAAGGCCATTCCTGTGGATCATCCACAAAGTTGGTCATTACAAGCACACCACCAATTACAGTGTGTGTCCAGTTTTCTGCCGCCGTAGAAGAATAATCACCGCTAGTTCTGGTAATATCTGTCCAAGTAGTTCCATTATGAACGTATATTTTTGTCAGCCCTGCTACTACCCAATACTCTGCTGTGCCTGCCTTTAACTGTGTAATATAGTATGGCGCAATAGGGCAGGTTTCAATAACCGATGAGTATCCCGGCGATTTAATAATCGCGCCATGTTCTACTCGTATGTTATTTCCATCTGACCAAGCATTAGGGGGTAGTTGAAAAGGAGCAATATCCTTTACAATACCTACTTGACCTAGATTGTCAACAGGTATAATTGCCATTACAAATACCTAACGTGATAAGGATCAACCTCTGCGTCAGGAGCCGTAGGCCAACCCCAATAAGTTTTGTCTACGGTACGATCTACTATATGAGTATCCGGCCCAATTGTTTCAACGCCTTCATCGTCGTATGTAGAAAGATATCGCTCTTCCTGTACCTCATGGTTCTGAAAGTTCTTTACTGCTTGCACAGATGCAAACGCTTCTACTCCATTTTCAAGGCTGTTGCCGTGAGCGCGAACCTCATTACGGTAGGTTATCCATGCCTCTACCATAGCCGTGCCACCGTCAGTAGCCCTAATTACCATCCAGTCTGATGGTGCAAGCAACGAACCGACATGGGCTTTAATCTTTGCAATCAGGTCTGCCTTGAGATCATCAACATTTTTTTCTGTAGTGTCGTAAGTTAGTTCGTAGTAATCAGCGCCTCCTGCAAAAGTCCCATCAGGATTTCTTCGGCTTTTCTTTTCAAAGTTTTCTGCGCCAGTGTTGTAATATCTATAGTCTGGAGTAATAACCTCAAGAGAATAAATTCCAATCTCTTCTAACTCTTCTGCCGACCATGCTCTAAAAATATTCGACGGATGCTGTACGCCATCAACAGTTAAAGCGCGAGGCGTTCTTATTGTTCCTATTGTTTCGCTATACCACATATTTACCTCGCGTTAGATGTTTTAAATGGTGATTCGGCAATTGCATAAAACAAGTAATCGTTCCCACTGGCGTTATAGTCGCTACTGTTTCCTCTAAATTTAAAACCGTTGGAAACAAGGTCTATGCCAGTGCCTTTTGCAGTGGTTCCGTTTCCTTCAGCGGCATTTGAATCGGGCCACAAATACTTGTTTGATCCGTTGTCCGTGGAGGTGTCAAAACTGTTGTAACCAATTCGTTTGTTATCTACGATGTATGAGTTACTACCGGCAGAAGTAACTCGCTTTATAAAAATAAAAGCAGGACGAAAGCCGGTGTACACAAAAGTTCCATCTGCGTTTCCATTGCCTGTGTAACTGTCTACCTTGCTGTAGCCTTCTACTGAATTAAAGCAGTAGGCTATGTAATTATCAGGGTTATTTCTATTTGACTCTCCGGCAGTGCCTAGCGTAAATACTGTAGAGTTTGGAGCAGTGTTATTCCATATCGTACTATCTGTAGATATAGCCTCAGTAAGATCTAATTTCAATGCCCATTTTGTAAATGCACTATCAATGCTTGGACTATTTACCACCCAATTTGTAATTGCGCTTCGGTTTTTTATTATGATTAGGTCTGGCGTTTGGGATAATCCATGTGCAACTGTATCACCGGCTGACCCACTTCCAGAATATGAAACAATTGAAAATCCAGCAGTAGTGTTTGTTCTTCTTGTGCAAGCAATAGTTGGATTAGTTCCATCTATACTTCCTGCACTTACTGATGTATTAGAAGATGCCGCTTTCCAGTTCCATGAAACGTAAGTTCCTGATGTTTGGTTATCTGTTGCTGAAGAACCAACAGTAAATCCATCTGAACCAAATGTAGTCAATGAATTAGCATCAGTCGCCTCGGCATCAGCTTGGGCAACAGAAAAATATTTTGTTGCGCCTCTAACAGTATCAAATAGATGATGCTCAAGAGTTGCTGACCTACTTTTATTCCACACCATATCAGTGGCAAATCCCACCCCAGTAATTGCGTTTGTAGAACCGGTTCCTGTATACAACACCGTATTAAAGTAAGCCGTAGGATCAGAGATGCTTGCGCTAAGGTTATCGGAACAAACCGCTAAGTAACCAGACGGGACTGCATTGTCAAAATTACCTTTTCCATTACCGTCAGAGTAGCCACCTGTGCCACTTGATCCAAAGTTGTAAGTTCCGCTTGTCAAAGATGGATTAAATGCTCCGCTAACTGAAACGCCAGAACCATCTTTTTCATAATACCATTGACCGGATTCTGGTTGCATAGTAACTCTTGCATTACCCGAAGTTACTAAATTGCCATCAGATAGTGTTCCGCTAGTATTAGTATCAATTGGATTAAGTACGCAAAAATTGTTGCTAGGACTATCAAGTACCTGATCTGTAGCAACTAGATTATTAGCAGTAAAGTTATTTCCGTTTCCACTGCTATCAAGTCCAAGGCCAAAACCAGCCGCCGGTTTAATAACTACAATACCAGAGCCGCCTGTTCCTCCTGCTTGCGATGTAGCGTTTGATCCGCCACCACCGCCTCCTGTATTTGCTGTTCCATTGCTCGGAGTTTGACTAGTAGCCGCACCACCACCGCCTCCACCAGAGCCTCCATTACCGCCTGCGCCTGACCTGCCAACGCCACCTCCACCGCCACCCGAATAAGTTACGGATGAGCCAGTAATGCTTGACGCGCTTCCTGCGCCACCATGACCATACCCGAAATACGGTGAGCCAACACCTGCTGTGCCTGCGGCTGATGCACCACCACCGCCTCCACCTATTTGAGATTCGGTTCCCGAACCTCCCGCATTTCCATAAGTGCCTCCTGCTCCTGCCGATCCTCCGTTTCCTCCACCACCGCCAGAGGCGTTTCCGTTAGCAGAGCCTGTTGAAGTCCCACCTCCACCGCCGCCATTTGATGTAATACTTGAAAAAACAGAATCGCTACCGTTTGCTCCTACGCTATTTGATCCACCTGCGCCACCTGCGCCAACAGTAATGGAGTACGTTGTACCGGGAGTCACTGACAAAGTTCCTGACCTAAATGCTCCTGCACCCCCACCACCACCGCCTGATGCTGAAGCGCCACCACCGCCACCGCCAACTACGAGATAATCAACACTTGTAACGCCGGTAGGGGCAGTCCAACTTCCGCTAGAAGTAAAAGAAGTATGCCCTCCAGTAGAGGCATATTTTTGGTAGAAGCCGTTATCTCCATACGAACCTTCGTACTCAATCGCTTGCCATTGGTTAGTGGCTGAATTTGATTCCCCAAAGGAGGCGGGTGTAAGTGCTTGGCCGTCTATGTAGTGGTATTCGCTGAGAAGACCATCATAGTAGTCTCCAATAGACGATGAGAAAAATGCACCAACCTGATGGTTTGTTTTAGAAAATAAAGGAAGGTCTGTATTTTGAGCAGGATAAGTTGCTGTTCCAAAATCCGTAATCTGAGTTCCGTTTACATAAATCTTTACTCTGTTTGAAGCGGTTGATTGGGTGACATCTACCGCAATGACAATGTGATACCAAGCGCCGGAATCACGAAAAACTGGAGTCGTTAAGAGTTCTACATTTGCTGAACCAGATATTTTGCCAAACATTGTAATCGTATCGGCATCAAACCCAATATAAGTTCTATTGTTGGCATCGCTATGGTTACTAAAAAACGAATTGCCGCCTCCAAGATTGCCACGTTTTGTCCAAAAAGAAAAAGTGCCAATATCATTAGAAGTTGCTGTTCCTGCCGTTCTATTAAGATAAGCAGAATCATCATCATTAAATCTTAACGACTGGTCAATGGTGTAGCCGGTAGCCTGACCAGATGATCCAGCAAGTATATTATTAAATACAGGCATTAGGAATAATTAAGCGTTGCTACTGCATGAATGTTAGATGAGTCTTTAATAACGTAATCAACCCTGTCTACTGCTCCTGCCGTTGTAGTCAATGTAGGTGCGGTTCCTCCTGCAAAATCCCAATCGGTTCCCCAACTGGCCGTTCTCGACCCACTTCCATCTTGCGTAATAAAGATGCTTCCACTTTGACCAGCAGTATCATTAGATGGGTTAGCAAATGTTCTATTACCGGCTAATGTAACAGAGAAGTTATTACTGTCAGCCATATCAATAGTTATTGTTGCGCCGTCTGTAAGGGCAGTAATCTCTCCACGCTGTCCTGCTGTCCATGTATTAGCATTACCAACTGCGGCTTTAGAATCAATTTGAGTTTGGGCATTAGAACTAAGAGTATTTATATATTGGAATTCTGCGCTAGTAACCGAACCATCAGCAATCTTAGTAGCATCAATAGCCGCGCCAGAAGCAATGCTTGCGTTTACTACAGCATTAGCGGCAAGTTGATCTGCGCCTACTGCATCATCAGCAATTTTTGCCTGAGTAATAGAATCATCAGCAATAGCAATATCAGCCCACGCAACACCATTTGTTGCGGTAGAGTCTGCTTTCAAATATTTACCATTAGCGCCTACAGGCAATCTTGTTTCAGAGTCTACTGTATTGTAAACAAGCAAGTCACCTTTAGTAGTAAGGCGGTCAGGAGACAAAACACTTACAGGTTGCCATTCATTAGATGAACTAGAAAACTTTAGGTACTGGTCATTGCTGGGAGAATTAGAAGATATAGCATTTCCCTGTATTTTTGTAACAGTAAATGCACCAGCATTTGTCATAGATACATCACTAGATGGAGCGGCGGCTGTAAATCCAGTACCATCACCAATTAGGATTTCTCCATTACCTACAGTTTTGTCTGAAGGTACTCCGCTAGAATTAGCATCTCTAACTTTAACCGTATTAGCCGCCATATCCGCTAGTTCAGCATTGGCTACACCACCATCTTTAATAGTTATTTCGCCAGATGATGCGGCAAAGTTAGCGGAGTTAAATGATGCTACACCCTTGTTGGAGGTTGACGCATCTTCTCCTGCGATTGTAAGAGTCGTGCCTGTCGCTGAAGTGTCAATACCCTCGCCACCAGCAATAGTAAAACTTTCTGAGTCGAGATCAATGTCGATATTGCCGCCGTCAGATATAACGTCCAAATCTTGCGCCGTAACCTGTGAATCAACATACGCCTTAATCGACTGTTGAGTAGCAAGTTTAACAGCCGAATCGGAGGCCATGTCATCTTCATCTTTAATTCCTGTTACTGTTGCTCCATCTCCTGCAATGTTTACAGAACTAAACTTACCAGTAGATGCTGATGCCGCTCCAATGGCTGTACCGTCAATAGAACCGCCATCAATGTCTACAGTATTAGAGGTTACCGGAGATATTGGTAGTGTAATCCACGCATCGTTAGCCTCGTTTCTTATTTTTATAAGGTTGTTGGTTGTGTCAAACCATATTAACCCTGCTGAAATTGAGGTAGATGGTGCGGAAGCACTCGTATGAATTGCGTTTACCGCCGCATCAACAGATGGAAACGAATTCTTTATAACAGATTTAATCAAACGAAGATGATCGTCGCCCTGCGATACGTTATCTGTTGCGCCGGGGTTTGTATTCACCAAACCGTTTAAATAAGTTGCGCTTTCTAATCCCATTAGTAATACCCGCTTGTGTTCATTACCCTAAGAGCAGAACCAGAATGTCTATCCTTGTTATCCTGTTCCTGTAGGGTATTAATAGATTGATTCAATGCCGTAGCCCATAGTTGAACCCTAGCATCATTCATAAGAAAAGGTTCCGCTTCCAGCAAAGTTCCATACAAATAAACATCTGGCGCATTAATAATAACCCAGTTTGTTGGGCTAGAATCACTAAGTGCGTCAAATGTTTTATAGTACAATATACTTGTGGTATATACAGAAGCAGGCGTTGGCCCTAACACAATGTTTTCACCAATAATAGTGTATACCTCTGGCCTGCCAGAATTACTGCCTGCATGAATACGATTCATAATTTCAGGCGTAACATACTGCAACTGAACAAGTGGGTCACCAGTTAAATGTATATCACGCATTTGAACATAGCCCGTTGGCAATGCTATTGTTTTTGTTCCCGCTACAGTCGAAATAGATGTATCCAAAGTCTCCATAGGGCGAATACGCAAGGAGCGGTTAAACCGCGCCTCACATAGCCCGATAAACTCTGGTATTCTGGCAGTCAAATCATCTCTGTCTAACCAGTTAGCCACAGCCGTCTGAAGAGTTGAATACGTATTAATAGCCATTAACTATTCTTGCTCTTAAACCAAACGGCATTATTGATAATAGGTAACTGATTGTTACCAGAAAATGTAGGTTGATATAACCACATATTAAATCCTCGTCGGTGTAGTCCTAAAATATTTGTTATCAGGATCGTTTAAATACTTTGCTAGTAGTTTATTATCTTTCTTGATTGCGTCACCTGTTTCTTTACACCACTGCTCCCAGACGTTAACAGGAATTGACGCTACGGTTACTCCTTCATCTGTTCCCATTGCTGACGCTTTACCAAATGTAAGTTTGTCACCGTAGTTATTTAAGTTAAGTTTGTTTCTTTTTATAACAGGCTCTACATCTTGGTAAGTGTTAATAGTTGCAGTGCCATCAATATTGATGTCCAGTTTCCAAGGACGAGAATCTGGAGTGTCAAAATTCCATCCAGATGAATTCATAGCGGCATTGATCCTCTATCTTCGGTAATTGCTTTAAATTTATTATGAACATTTTTTGCATGAAGTTTATAATCTATAGGCTTCTTTTCAGTGCTAACAGATTTCTTAGACTTCAATTCTTTCCTAAGTTCTTTCTTAGTAACCATTACATCTTTCTCCCGAAACCAAAAAGTTATGATCCACTTGTCTCCGTTTTCTGGAGGCAGTCCCATGTGCAACGATGCAGGGTGCGGAATCTTATTTTCATCAAGGTTTCCAAACATAAGAACCCTGCCTTGTACGGCTTGTATGGCAAATCCCAAAACAGGAAAAACTGTGCCACCACCATCTTGTACATCATTTAAGTACGCAATCATAGTGACACAGCGATTCCCACCTTCTTTTATCTTTGAAGATTTCGGCATTTCCCCCATTTCATCAGGGAGAAACGCATCATAGTGTGGTTTGTACTCCTGCCCCGGCTGATACCTTTGAATACTCAGAGGTTCCAACCGGGTAGGAGGCAGACCGCACATACCGGACAACGCTTCAACAACACCGTCTAACACATTGTTGTCACCGTAATCAAAGAAAGCACCTTTACTGGTTCTTGCTTTGTCTTGGATATACTTACCCTCACGGTTTATTAGATTATCACCAAGCCCTTTATTTGCGGCAAGGTTAATTATGTGTTCACATAAATCAGGTGAAAGCACATTATCTTCAACAACAATTGTAGGAGTGTTATTGTATTTAATCAAGCGTCTTTAATTCCGATAAGAGCCGCATTAGCCAAACCATTCTTGGCGCGTAGACCGTATTCAGCGATCATCAACTGCTTCACGCTGTCGCCAGTCTTGGCAAGAGTTTCGGTCATAAAGGGCCGTAGATAGTCAATTGACCAGAAATCATAGTCAAAGAAATACAACTGGTTAGGCAAGCATAGACGGCTAGGCACAATCTTCAGCGTACCAAAATCAGTCACCAGAACATCAATGGCGTTGACTGCGGTAGCAGGAGCCGCACCCGGCACATCTTTCTGCAAATCAGCAATGACAGAACCACCAAGGGCGCTAATCTTCTGTTTAAGAGTAGCGTCACACATGATCTCAGTAGGTTCTCCACCCTCCGTAAACACACGTTGCATAGCAAGGTTAATCATAGCCATCGTCAAGACTGCATCCGAACCAGATGGACTTGCAACAGACGTTCCATTAGGATAGCCAGCAGTAGGCGAACCCTGATTAACAATACCAACAACAGGAGAAGCCGAACCATCAATGATGTTTGACGTTCCTGCCGAAGCAGTACCAAGCCAAGACATCACAGCCGCTGTTTTACGAGCAGTGCCAGTAGCGCCAGAAACAGCAAGGTCTTCAGAAAGCAACATTTTTTCCATGTCTCTTTTTATTTCCTTTGCACGTTTGGCAAGTTGATACGCCTGACTTGACTTGCGGCCAGCAAAATCCACCGCCTCAGCCGTTCCACTCGTTTGCACTGCTTTGTAACTTATTTGTGCATAATTCTGCAAACGACGAGGCTCCGCAACTGCCAGAGCGTTCATGCTATCGTCGCCCTCTAGTTGCTGGTTCACGGCGGCATCGGCTAACTGATCAGTCTGCCACTCAAACAACGTGTTGTCACATGACCCTTTGCCCACGCTTGACATAAACGGCGTGTCCATTGGGCTGATATTATAAATGATATTACTTAGGTCTTCCCTAATGCCTACGGCACTATAAGTAGTCCTAGTATTAGTTGCGATTGCCATAAAATGACTCCTTTGTTAAAGTTCTACATAATCCTCAAACAGACTAGCGGCATCTTCCGCTCTTCCTGTCTGTTTAAGACGTTTCATTGAGGCAATACGTTTTGATTTAGCATCAGATTTCTTAGTAGAACCTTTGCCAGACCTGACAACCTTGGGTTTGTTCTTAATCTTTTTCGCTTTAACATCAGACTTTTCAAGTGCATCATATTTCTGCGCTTTCATAAGAACGATTAACGATCTATGGTCAATTAACTCTTGAAGTTCCTCTTGTTTAAAACCTTGGGATAAAGCATAAGAAGAAAGGTTTTTTGCTAATTCATTTCTTTTTTCAGGCTCGTTCCATTCAGGCACAGCGGCTATTAACTTTTTGTGTTCTTCCTGAAGGGCCATCTGTTTGACTTTAGCAAACTCCTTTTTTTGTTTTTCCGCTTCTATTCCTTGTTGGGCTTGCGCTTGCCTAACACGTTCTTGAGCATCGCGGAACTCTTCTTTTTTGGTAACAAATGCTATGGGGTCTTCTTCTCTGAGGCTTTCCCAATCAACATTTGCATACTGCTCTAAACCAACCATAGACTGCTGAACAAATTGTCCAAGTGCTTCAACGTACTGCTGACGCTCCGCCTGTGCCTGTGAAACTTCATTAGCCCACTGTTTTTGCAGTTGAGCCATTTCATCTCTTTGACTTGCAAGTTCTTGCGTTTTACGAGTATAGTCAGACTGTCGGGAGTACCCTTTAACAAGTTCGTCAAGGCTTACCTCAAGTTCTTCACCGTCAACTTTAACGGAATAAAATTCAGGTTCCTCTTCGGATTCGTCTTCGTCTAACTCTTCCTCTTCAGATTCTTCCTCAGATTCCTCTTCGGCTTCTTCTTCAAGGACATCCTCTTCCAATGGTTCGTCTTGAGTTTCCTCAGTAGACTCTTCAACATCTTCCGTAGGGGCGCTCTGCTCAGTTTCCGGGGTTTCCTTTTCAGGTTCCATCAAGCCAAGAAAAGCATTTTGTGCTTCGGCAATACTACCGGGTACTACTGGAAGCGGGTCAATGGTATCCGCCATAACAAATTCTCCTTATATGTGGTATTCCTTAAATTTTTCCGCCATCTCTCCGGTTTCTACAATACTGGTTAGATGAAGGCGTAGTCGCTCAAGGAGTCGTAATGAAAGCCAACATTGTTCGCGGCTTTCGACATCGTTCACACTTGAGTGCGCCCAAGTGTTATAAATACTTTCTGCTAATTTTTCAAATGATTCATTGTATAGAGGGTCATTAAGAAGGCGTTTAGCGTGTTCTATATCTCTATTCATTTTTCTCCTAATTTAATACATACTAAGTAGCGATGGTTCTGGTGTAGTTTCTGGCGCTGGACTTAAACTTTTTAAATATGCTTCATACCCTTCCGCTGTTTTCATATCAAATGTTTCCCCTTCTGAAGCAAAGGTTGGTTCGCTAACAACAGGGCCGGGGTCTATAATTCCACCCTCTACTACTGGATAAAAAGGGCCGGGATAAGTTGTAGGTGGAGGTTGAAATTGGTTTGATAATTGATTTAATTCTTCTTGCGTAATATCAGAATCATAGTATTCATTAAAATACGGAACACTATGGGTATTATAATACCAACGCATAGCATCTTCTTCATCTTTAAACGGGCTTAAAAGGCTCATTATCCTAGTGCTACTCCACGGTTTTGTTTTTCTTCAAGGGCTAACTCAGCGGCTTTAAGTTGAGCGTCTACAGCGGCTTCTTGTGCATCTTGCTGGACTTTCATCATTTTAACTTGTAAGTCTCCCTGTTTAATTTCTAACTCTTTCATTTTAATCTGCTGTTCCATCATAGCCGTTTGATCTTGTGGTTTTGGTTGTTCAGGTTGCGGGGGCGGAGGAGGTGTTAAAAAATCATTAACATTCTGATACCCCATAGCCTTAACCAATGCGGAGCCAAGATTGTACATATTCTGCGGAGTTACAATAGGTAGACCACCCTGCATAGCTTGTGCGGCAAATTGAATCATTTGAGAAAGATGGGCCATCTGTTGATCTTTTGATCCATTGCCTAATGCTACAGATACAGTGCAATCCATTTTGTCTGACCAACTATCAGGGCGTACAGGAATCCACTGATTACGCAACATAACTACTCTTTCTTTATCTTGAAACTTGATTAAAAGTTCATAAATATAATTCATCAACTCTTTAACACCAGTTTCTGCAAACTGTCTTGCAATCATCTCTACTCTTGACTGAGCGTTAGTCATTACAGCATTGACAGCGGTAGCCGTAGTATGCGATGTTAAAGCGTCTGCATTAATGCCTTGGGTGTTTTTATTTACGCCTGAACGTGATTCCCTTACCTCATCAAGATATCCTAACATCTGAAATGAGTAAGGTTCAAGAGGAGGGGTAGCCAAAGGAGTAACAGCGTTGGGGGATTTAACTCGTACTACGCCCCCCGGCCTCTGGGTTAAAAGGTCATCCAGATTCGCTTGACCTTCAAGGACTGCATATCTACCAAAGTTCTGATTGTAAGCGTTGTCCATCAGGTTACGCATAAGCGTACTCTTGATTAACTGTAAGTCCATTACGAGATCTGCTACTGATAACCCAAAAAACTTATGTGGGATTTTTAGCGGCGTAATAGAAACAAACGGAGTGTAATCAATTTCTTCATTAGAAAAAACGTAATCACCAACAGTGCAAACTTTTCTTAGTTCTGCAATACCGTCTTCATCAAAGTCTGTTCTAATAAATGATTCGTGTAGATAATATTCTCTTAACGCTTCTTCTTCACCTCCGCTTAATACTCCAGCCATACTATCTGAGTCATCAAACTGATAACGGGCTAAACGCTCTTCGTTAAAGTCCATCATGTTATCGCCGCCACCCAAATCCTCAACACCAAAGTCATCATCAGGGTACATTATTCTAAGTTCTGATAAAGTCTTTTTAACTCTATGACAAACAAACCTAGCATCCTTGATTGACTTTGCTTCTCTGGAAATTAAAAATTCTTCGGGTGGTACATTTTCTATACGGACTCTTCCATCATAACTACTACGCTTGATAACAGCGTCATGGTATATACCTTCTGGGCCTTGCATTTCAGTATGCTCAAGAACATCTACACCATCATCTGAGATTAAATATTCAAACTCAAGGTCGCCAAGATTTCGATATTCTTCTCTTTTTTCTTCTTCGTATTCATCCCACCACACTTTTACAATACCGTTCTTTTGTAAAAGCGCATCATGGAACCAAGAATAAAGAACCTCCCAGCCCGAATTATCTTTTGTAAAGACGTAGTTGACGTAATCCGTGGCCTGTTTTGCCGCTTCTACGTCTTCCGGGCCGTGAGGTGTAAACTTAACCATCTCATCACCAGAGGCAAACACTCGCATTAAAGACGGT